TTTTGAAAACATAAGCCTTAATTAAAATAAATAAACAATTGAAAATGAAAATAGAAAAAGTAAATATAAAAGAGGTTTTTTCAAACAAGGAGAACCCAAGAGTTATAAAGGATGAAAAATATCAAAAATTAGTAAAATCCATAAATGAGTTTCCACAAATGTTGGAAATTAGACCAATAGTGGTCAATGAGGATATGGTTGTGCTTGGTGGAAATATGAGGTTAAAGGCTTGTACTGAAGCAGGATTAAAAGAAGTTCATATTATTAGGGCTGGTGATTTAACTAATGAACAACAAAAAGAATTTATCATAAAAGATAATGTTGGCTTTGGTGAATGGGATTGGGATATGATAGCTAATGAGTGGGAAGGTTCAGACCTTAATGAATGGGGTTTAGATGTATGGAATGTGGATATTAATAATATGGAGGAAACAGATTTGGATTTAGAAGAAGAATTTGACCCTGTTGGTAAAAGTGCTGGAGTACAAAGAGTTGTATTTATATTTGATGGAGAGGATGAGGCCGAGAGTTATTTGAATAATTTAAACATTGATTTTGTTAAAAGGAATATGGCGTGGCAAGTTAATTTAAGTACAAAGATATTATAGATGGAAAATATACCAAAAAGATTTATTAGAATTTGGGTAGGAGGAAGTAAAGCAATACCAAACCAATTTAATATATGGTGGAAACAGTTTCAAGATATGCACCCAGAATATGAGTTTATATCAATAACAAAACTTAGTCAGCTAAATATACCAAATAATATAAAACAAATAGTTTATCATGTAATAGAAAATGGAACTTGTGCTGGTCTTGCAGATATACTAAGATTGGTTGCTATATATGATTTAGGTGGGATTTACATAGATACTGATGTGATGCCACTAAAGTCTTTTGACCCACTAACAATAAGTGATAAGCCATTTCTTGCTAAAAGAAGTTCCAAATCTTTTGAATCAGCAGTTATTGGTTCGCCAAAAGGTCATCCAGCAATACTAGACACACTAAATGCTATGCCAGAATGGTATATGAAGAATGTTGGAAGGTCAGCCTCAATTCAAAGTGGACCAGCATTTGTATCTTCTGTATTATTTGGACGAAAAGACATTACACATCTTCCAGTCAAAGCATTTTATCCATACAATGGATTTGGTGCACCAAAAAGAGAGCAAAAAATAAAAATGTTTTCTCATAAAGAGAATTTTCCAAACGAGATGTATGCAGCACATTTCTCAAATCATAGATGGGGTGGTAGTCCAAAAGGCAAATAAGTTTCCAGTTTATATAATATCGAAAGGTAGGTATGAAAAGACACTTACTGCTGATATTATGGCAGCGAATAATATCGACTATTTAATAGCAGTTGAGCCACAAGAGTATGATTTATATTGTGAAAAATTAGGCTCTAAACATGTACTTAAATTACCATTCGCAAATTTAGGTGTAGGCTCATTTCCAGCACGAAATTTTTGCTGGGAACACGCTAAAGAAAATGGATATAAATATCATTGGTTGTTTGATGACAATATACTTTTTTGGATGAAATGGATTAATGGTAAACGAATGAAACTAGATAATATTGTACAAGGGCTTATTTATGTAGAGAATTTTGTTATAAAAAACAATATAACTATTGGGGGATTTGAAGAACCTAATTTTGTAGTAAAGGTTCCGCCAAGAGCATTTAAGAGAAACTGCCATGTATATTCAGCCATGCTTATAAAAAATGATATTCCGTTTAGATGGAGATTAAAATATAATGAAGATGTAGACTTATGTTTGCAGGTGTTGCATAACGGAGGGAGTACTGCAAGTTGTGTTTACTATATGGCAAATAAAGTGAGTACTGCGGACAAAATGAAAGGAGGTAATCAAACGGAATTATATCAAGGGAATTCTGCTAGTAAAAATTTATTAAAAGCAAAGATGCTAGAGGCAGTATGGCCTCAATATGCTAAGACTGTAATAAGATTTAAAAGACATCACCATTTAGTTGATTGGAAAGTATTTAAGAAAAAGAATCAGAGATAAAACATAGATAAAATGGCTAATAATCCAAAACATAAAGACAATTTAATACCGTATAAAAAAGGTGAATCTGGCAACCCTAATGGCAGACCAAGAAAATCATTTGCCTCAATAAATTTAGAATTAGAAGCAAAAGGAATAAAGCGATTATCTAAAGCCGATTTATTAGATGCTTATTCTTTAATATTTAATTCAACCGAAGAGGACTTAAAAGAGTTGGCAAAGGATAGTAATACGCCTTATGCTCTGAAGATTATAATACTGGAGTTAAACAATAGTAAGTCAAGGAACAAAGCGATGCAAGATTTCAGAGATTATACTTTTGGTAAGGCACAAGAAAATAAAGACATTACCACTAATGGTGAATCTTTAGAACCTAATCAAATAGTCTTCTTTGATACTGATGAAGATTAAAGTACATAAGAAATTTAAACCGCTATTTAAAAAGGACACTCGATACTGTCTATTAACTGGTGGACGTGGAAGCTCTAAGTCTTTTAGCGTTGCCCTTTACTTATGTTCTCTTACATTTGAGCCTAATCAAAAGGTTTTATTCACACGTTACACGCTGACCTCAGCTAAAATTTCTATAATACCAGAATTTATTGAGAAGATAGAACTGCTTAATGTAGGGCACCATTTTAAAGTAACAAATGATTCTATTGTAAATTTAACTACTGGCAGTACAATAGTATTTAAGGGAGTTAAAACATCTTCTGGAAACCAAACGGCAGCTTTAAAATCTTTACAAGGAATTACCACGTGGGTATATGATGAAGCTGAAGAAGAAGAAAGCGAAAATAATTTTGATAAAATAGATTTATCAATTAGGACTAAAGGAATACACAATAAAGTGGTATTAATCTTAAATCCATCAACTAAAGAGCATTGGATATACAAGAAATTCTTTGAGAACAGGGGTATTAATGAGGGCTTTAATGGTGTAGCTGATAATACTACTTACATTCATACAACTTATTTAGACAATATTAAGAACTTAGACGAATCATTTATAAATAATGTTGAGCTTCTTAAAATTCAAAACCCAGAAAAATACAGGCATTTAATAGAGGGCGGTTGGCTTAATAAAGCTGAAGGAGTTATATTTAATGATTGGGAAATAGGAGATTTTGATGAGTCTCTACCTTTTATTTGGGGAATGGATTTTGGTTATGTAACAGACCCCACAACATTAGTTAAGGTTGCCGTAAAAGATAATAATTTATATTTAAAAGAATATCTATATAAACAGCATTTAGGGACTAATGAGATAATTGATTTGCTAACTAATATAGTTGACCAAAACGATTTAATAGTAGCTGATAATGCTGAACCTCGTTTAATAAGCGAATTGCAGTTAGCTGGATTTAATGTTGTACCATGTAAAAAAGGAAAAGACAGTATAAAAAACGGTATTGCAAGGATGGCTAACTATCATTTTATTGTTGAGGGTAAGAATTATGTTAAGGAGCTAAACAATTATGTTTGGAATGACAGGAAAAGCAATACTCCTATTGATAAATACAATCATTTAATTGATGCAACTCGCTATGCTTTTGATGATTTAGTTCAAGAGTCTAACTTTATTTTTATATAATAACAAATTTATAATTAAAAAGTTGTAACTTTGTAGAGATTATTTATAATCACGAGGTGAAGATGCCTTGTACTATTTTTTTTTATGGGAGTATTAAGTGAATTAAATTCTTTTGTTAAAGATTATAAGCAATTCAATGTTTATAAAAAGTCGTTAGGAAACGCAATAAATATTTCAGAGTTTAAGCCGTATCAATTTAAGCTGAATCAAAGCCCTTCTTTAGATGAAACCTACGAATCAAATGTAGATGCTTATTCTGTTTTGAAAAAGATAGTGGATGTATTTAAGTCTGTTGATTGGATTGTTGAGCAAAAACAATCAGATGGAACTTATGAAATTATAGAAAATACTACCATACATGATTTAATGGCTAATCCTAACGATGGGAAAAGCTATACATGGTCAGATATTGATGAAAGGCTATTGGTTTATTTACTTGCAAATGGCAATAGTTACCTGCACGCTGAACATTTAAACGGTATAATTCAAGAAGTTGACGTTTTACCTTCCAAAAATGTAGAGGCTCTTACAACCTCTAATTTCTTTTTACCTAATGTAAGATATAAATTTGAATTTGGAGTAAATACAAGGGTGTTTGATAGAGAAGAATTGGAGCATATAATGTTATTCAATCCAAGTTACTCAGATGTAAAAGAGTCTTTTGATGGGCTTAGTGCTTTTGAGGTTGCAAGAAATGTTGTTGAGGTTGGGAATGATAGATGGGAAGCAGATGCACACCTATTAAAGAATAGAGGTATTGCAGGGATGATTACTAACAAGGGTGACAGACCAATGCAACAAGATGAAGCTAAGGCAGTTCAAGGGGCTTTTGACCAAGAAACAGCAGGAACTAAAA